TCCTCGCGCGGGGGGCCGCCCTGGCCACCCGGGGCCGGGGTGCCAGGGCGGCGGGCGCGGGCACCGGAGACGGGGCGGAGTTCCCGTCCCGCGGCACACCGCACGACGGGCACGAATCCACGGCCAGCGCAAGCGAATGACGGCCGCACTCACAGGTCCACGTCCGGAAACCCTGCGGCAGCGGCTGCGTCATGAACGCCGTCACAGCGTCACCACCTTCGCATGCCCCACCCGCACCTGCCCCGCCAGGTGAACCGGGATGCCCAGGGCGTCGGCGCGGCGGCAGAACGACAAGTCCTCGCCCAGCACCGCCTCGCCCTCGCCCATCTCGTTGAACGGGCCCGGCCCGATCGCCTCGAACACGGAGCGGTGGATCAGCACGCACCCGGTGCCCACCGCGTCGACCCGCTCCAGCTCGCCCAGCTCAGCCGCGCAGCTGTACGGCTCCAGGCCGTGCTCACCGTCCCGCTCGGTGTACCGGTACGCCGCCCAGAACAGGTCAGGCAGCCCCGAGAACGTCCGGGACGGGTTCTTCCCCGCGATCGGCACCGCCGCCGACACGATGGGGCGTTCCGCCGGGTCGGCCAGCTTCATCAGCCGCGGCAGCACCGTGGGCGAGAACACCGTGTCGCAGTCCACGAACCACAGCCACTCCTGCCGGGACTCCAGCAGCGCCTTCGCGCACGTGTTCCGCGCCAGCGACAGGACCGGGCCGCTGGCCAGGTCATAGAACGACCCGACCAGCTCCGCGTACTGGCTGGTGAGCATCCCGACGACACTCGCCAGGAACGCCCCCCGCACGTTCTCACCGTGAATGCACGGCCAGAACACCGAACCCGCGGCCAGCCTGACCGCCGTCTCGCCGCCCGTGGCGGCGGCCTCCGCGACGGCGGTCATCAGGCGGACGGGATGCGCAGGTTAGCGGGCTTGCGCTGCACGGTCAGGTCGTACAGGATCGCCGTGATGTACGTCGACGCCCCGGCGACCAGCTTGATGTAGTCGTAGGTGTCGGCGAACTCCGAGACCAGGAAGTCCACGTACGAGACGTAGCCGGACGTCGCCGCCATGGTCAGCACGTTCGACGACCAGGAACCCGTCGTCGTCGAGGCCGTCCAGTGCGCCGTGTTCGCGCTCCGGTAGAAGAACGTGCCCGGCTGCCCGAAGCCGTTCGCCGTCGTCCACGATGTCGTCGTGCCGCCGGAGAACTGAGTGCAGCCCGACACGGTGAGCGTCGCCGTCGCCGTCTGCAGCGCGATCATCTGCACGCCGATCCCCGAGCAGTCCATCGTGGCGACGGTGAGCGTCGCTCCCGTGGTGACCGCGGGCACCACGTCATACACACGCCCCAGGGCGCGCATTCCAGCCATTGTCTTGCCTTCCCGGCCAGGGCGTTACTGCTGGCCTTGTCAGCCCTTAACGGGCGGGTTTCCTACGGGAACTGCGCTAGCGGCCGCGCACGGATCGTCGCCGAGTAGACGACGCTCCCGGTCGCGTTGCCGACAGCCTGAACCGACAGCTTCTTGGCAGCCGCCACCTCGACGACGATCTCCGGGGTTGAGAACAGCACGCTTTTGGTCTCCGGCACGGCGAGGACGGCGATCTGCGTCGAGTCGGAATACAGCGCCATGTTGTCCAGGTCCGCCGCCGCCGGGGTGCCTGACCCCTCGAGGTGGACCTGGACCACGACGGAATAGCGGCCGGCTGTCATCGCGGCGCCCTGCACCACGTTCGCCGCGGCGGACGGCGCTGACACGCTGCCGTTGTAAACGAAGTCATTCGCCATCAGGGAGCCGCCTGACCCGCATGGGACTTCCTTTCGGGTGGCTTCACGTAGACACCGCGACGGCGCGGTGCCTCGCTGTAAGGCCGCTGGTATTCCTCTTCGAGCACGACCTTCCAGTCGCCGGGGACGCTTCCGATCCTCGGCGTCATCAGCACCGATCCCGGCGCCATCTGGCCGTGTAGCCACGTTTCGAACGATTCCTCAGCCCCGGGCCGCAGCGGGTGGCTGACGTACACGATGGAAAACTCCCCGTACCGCTTCCATTCGCGCACGTCGGCCACCTCGCAACTGACGCCGAGCTGCGCAGCCCGCTTCACGTACGCAGGCACCCGGTCTATGCCGTATGCGGTAAGCCCGCGCTCGGCGGCACGCAGGCACTTGGTACCCAGGCCGCAGCCTGCATCGAGGAACGCGGATCCTCTGGCAGCGCCGATCGCGGCACTGAGCAGCCGGTCGAAGACGTCAAGGTCATACGGTGCCCAGCCGAAACAGTCCAGCGGTGAATCGGGGAATGGCGGTGCCATTTCCCGTTCTAGAAGCCGTATTTCCTCGATGCTCATTGCGGGCCGCTATCAGGTGTGCGACGCGGCGAGGCCGACGTACGGCGAAAGGGTCGATGCGCTGTTGTTATGCGGCGTGAGAGCCGTCTGCAGCCAGGGACGCCCGTCGACCCTTTCAATGATTCTGTAACTCGTCTGGTCATTCTGAAAGGCGAAGTGCTCGGACGCGCTCACCGCGACGGCCTGGCGGTCGCCGATCAGGTAGTAGCTGAGGTCCACGAACGAGATGTCGCCGACGTTGCCGCCGCCTGAAGTGCCCAGCGACGGGACCTTCTCGGTGAAGAACACCGGGCGGCCCATGATGTTGACCGGCGGGGCGTCGGAGGCGTCCCGCGCGGCCCAGCCGCCTAGCCAGATGCCCGGGTTGGTCTGGGAAAGCTGCGCGATCTGCGGGAACGTGTCGTGCGCCGCGATCCACACCGCGTTGTTCAGCGACTGCGGCAGCATCCGCGAGTACATCGACACGATGTCGGACCAGGCGATGGCGCCAGTGGCCGCCCGGTCGATCTGGATGTACGCCGGGGAGTTGATGAAGCCCTCCGGGGTGCCCGTCCCGGTTTCCGTCATGAACGCGACGTCCTCGGACCACGCCAGGCCCATCGGGATCCGCGTGTCGAACCACGAGGAGAACGCGGGGGCGTCGGCGAGCAGCTCGTTCGGCACCTTGAAGAAGCCCACGAGCTTCTTCGCGTCGAGGACGACCTTGCCGAAGGTGGCCTGCGACTCGGGAAGGCTGCTGGACTCTTCCGCCCAGTAGTAAGTGACGCCGCCGAACAGGTTGGAGACGTGGCTTGTCTCGTCCACGGTCGGGATCGGCACGCGGAGCGTGGACATCGGGATCACGGTCGCCCGGCTCCGGACGATGGACTCCTCAAGGGCGAGCTGCAGCAGCTCCTCCCGCATGATCTCCGGGATCAGGAAGCCGCCCGCGCCCGGGTCCTCCGACCCGAAGCTGTTCTGGAAGCTCCGGACGTTCTCCAGCTTGCGCAGCAGGTCGCGCCTGTTGTGGTTCGCGGTCGGCCGGGCCTCCTCCTTGATCGCCAGGCACATCTCGCCGATTGAGGAGAACCGGTCCTTGGCCTCGTACTTGCGCTCCAGCTCAGCGCCCGGCGCGTACTTGTTGTAAACCGCGCCCTTGCCGCGGGCGATCGCCTTGCCGTCCGCAGTCACCTCCGGGCGCCCCCCGGCCAGCCGGGCGCCGACGCGCTGCTGCGGCTCGCCGTCCTTGCTGACGAACTCGGCGACACCGGCCTGGATCGCCTCATTCAGCTGGGCCTTCAGCTCCGGGTCGGACGCCATCATCGCCGTGGCGTACTTGCGGATGAAGTCGCTGCGGGTGTCCTCGTCGGCGTACACCTTCGCGAACACCTTCGGGTCCTGGTACATCTCCTCCAGCTCAGTGTTGCTGGTAGGGATGATCGGCTGGGGCGCCACTGCGTTACTCCTTTCCAGCACCGGGCTGGGTGGTGAACATCGCGAATATCGCGTCCGCGGACAGGGCGTCCGCGGCTTGTGAGGATTTCAGGGAGCCGCCGCGGCCGACCGCGTGAATCGCGTTGCCGAGGTCTTCCTCGTCGGCGACCGGGTAGGACCCGTCCGGCATCGCATGACCCTTCTCGGCCATCTGCCTGCGGTCTTCCGTGTCGTACTTGTCGGCGCCGCGGATCATCTCCCGGACGATCGACCGCACCCGGACCTCGTCCAGCGCATGGACCGCATGACCGTCCGGGGTCACATAGTCGTGATCCGTGTCGCCTTCGGCCGAGCTGTCGTCGTCGCCGTCATCGTCAGGGTCGTATCCGGGCTTGCCGCACGTCGGGCAGTCCTGCTCGCCGCCCTCCATCGGCGCCGCAGCGCGGAGCCGGGCCATGATCCGCGCCGGGGCCAGCGCCGCCAGGTCCCCCAGCTCCACGACAGCCGCCTGCGACGGCGCGGCGCCGACCTCGTCGACCAGCCCCGCCGCGAGCGCCTCGTCCGCGTCATACCAGGTGGTCGCCTTCATCGCCTCGCGCCACCGTGCCGGGCTGCCCCCGGCCTTCGACGCGTACGCGCGGGCGATGATGTCGCTGTTCTTGGCCAGCGCGTCGGCCGTCTTGCGGACCTCGGCCTCGTCGCCCTCAGCCCAGCCCCAAGCGTCGTGAATCATCATGGCCGACACCGGCGACATGACCCGGCGGCTGCCCGCCTGCATGATCACCGACGCGATCGACGCGGCAATTCCGTCGTTGTAGGTGGTTACCGGCCCGTTGTACGAGGTGAGCGCGTTATAGATCGCCAGGCCGTCGCCGACGACGCCGCCATGGCTGGAGATGTGCACGTCAACCGGGCCGCGGACCTTCGCCAGCGACGCCGTGAAGTCAGACGCCGACACGCCGCCGCCCCAGAACGGGTCGCCGCCGATGTCGTCGAAGATGTCCACGCGGGTCACGCCGCCCTCGGCGCGGAAGCGGGCACGCATCGGATACGTTTTCACCGGGCACCCTCCAGGGCGTTCCAGATCGCCTGCTGCCTGTTCTCCGGGGACGCCGGGGCCGCGGCCGGGGTCTCCGGCACCCAGCCGGGCGGCAGCGCCGGGGCCTGCACCGCCTGCTCCACGACGCCCATCTCCGGCAGGCCGACAACCTCGCACACGTCAGCCGGGTCGAACCCGGCGCCGACCAGCGTCGCGGCGGCCTGCGACTTCGCCTCAAGCTCCGCGTTGTCCTGCTCGCGGTTCGCGGGCAGCGGATACACGTAATCCCACTCGACGTTCTCGCCCGTCGAGCCGAACAGCGGCAGGAACTGGTAATTCAGGGCATCCCGCCACCGGTCGAGACGCGGGACGATGCTCCAGTTGGCGAACACTTCCTCGCCGGTCTGGGCGTTGGCGCGGTTAACGTCGTCGCTGTTGCCCAGCATGATCTTGTGGATGCCCCACGCCTCGCGGATCAGGTCACGCGACACGTTGCGGAGGTTCCCGAAGTCCATGTCGCGCATCGTGTGAGCGTTGGGAACCCACGTCTGCCCTGCCTCGAGGACCGCGACGCGGTGGGCGCGGGACACGCCCCGGTGCGCCTCGCGCCACCGGTTAGTGAGGTCATTCCATTCGTCGTCGTCCATCGTGTGATCGACCTGGATCACGCCGCCTGGCTCCGCGCTGTTCAGGAAGTAATTCCTGTTCCATTCCGCTGAATACCTGGACGCCTCGATATCGACGAGAACGGCCTGCGCCGGGCCGAGACCCCGGTACGGGTCCATCGGGTTGGGGAATTTGACCTGGATAACCTCGTCCACTTCCAGCGGGATCCGCTCCCGGCCGTCAGGCGACGTGTACTGCCAGCCCTTGAGGAACGTGTCCGGGTCCGGCACCGGGTCCATGCGGTCGGGGCGGACGGGCCACAGGCCGAGCGGGATGGACGTGCGCGGGTCACGGTCGACGATCCAGTACGACTCGCCGGTGAGCTCCAGGTACAGCTGCGACACCTCGAAGAGCCCGAAGCGCGTCCACACCGGCAGCGTCACGTTCCCCGTCCTGATCGACGCGGGCGACTGCAGGACGTTGATCGCCTGGTGCTTGACGACCTCCTGCCGCTGGTCGGAGCCCTGGTCGGACGTGGTGTAGCGGACCCGGCCGTCGGTCTGCTGCTTGCGGTACAGCCGCCACTCCGGCTTGGCCACCGACGACGACAGCAGGTGCGCGATCTGCCACACCGTGCCGCTCGTCGCGTAGGCGTTCATGTAGGTGGAGAAGCCGTTACTCACCTGCGACAGGCCAGGCAGGCCGGTGAAGGTGGTGCCGCTCATCGGGACGGGCGGGCCCTGGTTGCGGAGGGCGATCAGCTTCCCGAGCAGCGACGGCATGCTAGCCGCGGACCTTGAACTCGGCCACCAGGATGGCCGCCGCCGTCCCCAGATACCCCCACAGCTGGCCGGAATGCCACGCTGCCGCGTCAGCGAACCCCAGCGCGGCGAACGTGCCCGCGTGGTCCGCGATGAGCGCAGCGGCCCTGGACGGCTTGCGCGTGCGGGCCTGCGAGCGCGCCTGAAGGACGCGCGCCAGCTTCCCGATGAGCGAACCGCCCGTCACAGGAGGCGCAGCGACCGCCACGGCATCACCGTCCCCGGTAATCAGCAGGGATTGACTGGTGTCAGGCTAGCATCGTGGCAGGAAAATTTACGTATTCAGGGTGTGTCAGCAGGAAGATTTACACCAGCGGAGGTGCATGAGACATGTTGTGGGGTAACTGGTACTGGCCCGCCGGGCTCGCCGTGATGCTCGCATGGTTCGCGCCCGCCGAGCTGTTCGCCCTGCTCACCAATGTGAACAACACGCTGTCCGACTACTGCTGGCGCGAGCTGGACGTGACGCGGGCGATGGAGATCAGCGGCCACGGGGTGGCGTGGTGGTGCTCGTTCCTGATGTGGATCGCGTTCGTCATCACCATCACCCTGCACATCTGGTACCGGGGCGCCTAGTGCGGCTCAACCTCGGCTGCGGGCACGACATCCGCGACGGCTGGATCAACATCGACCGCACACCCGGCCCCGGCGTCGACCACGTGGTCGACTTCGACGCAAGGCCGCACCTGCCGTTCGCCGACGACAGCGTGGAACACTCCGAGGCATCCCACCTCATCGAGCACCTGCAGCGCCCCCTCCCGTTCATGGAGGAACTGTGGCGCGTCACCGCGCCCGGCGGCACGCTCCGCATCAGGTGCCCGCACGGATCCTCAGACGACGCCGACGAGGACCCCACCCACGTCCGCCGCATGTACGAGGGAAGCTGGGCCTACTTCGGCCAGCCCCACTACGCGAAGGCCGACTACGGATACCGCGGCGACTGGAAAACCGATGCCGTCGAACTCATCCTCGCCCGCGGCACGGACGTCAACGGCGATGAGACATACCGCGCCATCAAACGGCAGCGCAACCTCGTCGCCGAGATGCACGCCCGCCTCGTCGCCGTCAAACCGCCCCGGAACCCCAGGGCCGAGCCCGCCCCGGCCATCATCCCCGTCCGCATGATCAGGCTGCCCGATGCTCCGTGACGCCAGCGAACTCCTGTACCCCGCCGTCTGCCAGGCCGTCTCTGTCCTCGACCTGGACGGCGACAAGGACGCCGCCGCGGTGAAACTCGCCAAGCAGTACGCGCGGACGATCGACGAGGCGCCCCCCGGCAAGGAGTACTATACGCGGCTCCGCTGGCTAGGCCCCGAACTGCTCAAACTCCTCGAATCGCTCGGCGCCACACCCGCCGCACGCGCAGCCATCAAACGCGGCCAGGCCCCGGACAAGCCAGCCGCAACTGTGAGCAAACTTGACCGCCTCCGTGCCGCGAGCATCCACAAGCCGGCGTAAGCCGCTACTCGGGAAAACCGAGCCGCGGATCTTCACGCCGCCGCTCCGGCCGCTCAGCAGGCGCACCAGCCTCGGATACGAATGCTGCGACTTCAACGCCATGATCGGCGAGCCATTCGACCCCTGGCAGGAATGGGTCGTCAAGCACGCCCTGGAACTCAACCCCGACGGGTCGTTCAGGTTCCGGATAGTCATCATCCACGTGTCCCGCCAGCAGGGCAAAAGCCATCTCAAACGCGGCGTATCGCTCTGGCGGATTTATATGCGGCCCAGATCGCGGATTCTCGGCGTCGCACAGGAAGTCACCCTCGCCCGCGAGCAGTGGAACATGTGCCAGGACAGCATTCACGCCGACCCCGACCTCGAGGAAGAGTTCGCCGGGGTCCGCAACGTCAACGGCGACGAATACTTCTGGCTGGCCAACGGGTCACGCTACAAGATCGGGGCGGCGAACAGGAAGTCCGGCCGCGGCGGGTCCAACGATGAAGTCAACATCGACGAACTCCGCGAACAGCGCGACTGGAAAGCATGGGCGGCACTATCGAAGACGACGCTGGCCCGCGAAAACTCGCAGATCTGGGCCATGTCGAACGCCGGGGACGACGAGAGCGTCGTCCTTAACCAGCTGATCGGCGTCGCACGGGCCGGGACCGACCCGACGATCTTCCTGGCGGACTACTCCGCGCCGGACGGGTGCGAGATCGACGACTGGGACGCCATCCGGCAGTCATGCCCCAACCTCGGCCGGCGCGTCTCCGTCCAGGCCATCAAGACCAGCATGACCACCGACCCGGCCGAGGTGTTCCGTGCGGAGGTGCTGTGCCAGCGACAGGTCAACCTTGACGCCGCGATCGACGCTGCCCGCTGGAAAGACTGCGCGGACGCCGCAGGGAATCTCGACACTCACAAGAGCCGCATCGTCGCATGCTTCGACGCCACGCCGGAGGGCAAGCATGCCACCCTCGCCATCGGCGCCCGCCTCGACGACGGCCGGGTCAGGGTAGAGGTCACCGAGGCGTGGGAAGACATCCACCAGGCGCTGGCCGAGCTGCCCGCCGTACTCGCCCCCATCAAGCCGATCGCGTTCGGCTGGTACTCATCCGGGCCCGCTGCGGGAGGCGCAACCATCCTGCGCAACCTCGCCATGAAGTACAACAAGCGGCCAGGCGGGAAACGCGAACCGCAGGAGATCCCCGAGGACGGATCGATCACCGGGGCCCGCGCCTCCGAATGCTGCATGGAACTCGCCGTGATCGTGAAGGGTTCCCGCATCATCCACCCGGCAGACCCGCTCCTTGACGCCCATATCGGGGCCGCATCCAAGCTATATACGGGCGACGGCTGGCGTTTCACCAGGAAGGGCGGCCACTGCGACGGCGCTTACGCAGCGGCGGGAGTGGTCAAGATCGCGCTGACGACGCCGCTGCCGAAGCGGGCGCGAATCCGGCTGCTCGTCGCGTGATGCGTCACGCAGCGTGACCAATCGAAGGTTACGAAAGTCGTCGGGGAAATATTCA